GTAGTGCGTCTTTCCGTAGAAGTACTGCTTCGCCGCGGTGCTGGAATCCTTGAACCCCACAAAGCCGCCGGCGTTGGTGGTCGTGCCTTTGAAGTGGGCTCCGAAGTCGCCACCGACCTTTTCTCCTGGCACGATGGTAGACTCGGTGAAAGTCGTGCCGTTGCCGGCGATGCTTCCAGATGCGGCAAAGAAGTTGGGGTGCGTAGTGATGTGCTCCGATGTCAGGCCGTGCGATGCCGTCACGTTTGGGCGGGTGCAATTACCGACCCCAGACTGGATGCCGACGTACTCGGCCTCTATGGTGTCGACATCAAGCGCGCCTTTGGACAGGGTGAACTTGTGGACAAAAAAGTCGGAGTAATCAGGGTGAACCTGCCCGGTCGTAACGGCGGTTCCGCCTACCGTCTTGTCGACGATGTAAGTCGCGCGGGCGGTCATCAGGCCGTAGCCGTCGTTCGTGTACGATCCGCCCGGCTGGACGAACTTGGTGGTAAGGGGGTTGCCTGCTTTGACGAGAGCCATGGTTATTTATTCTTGGTGAGAAGGGCGGCGCGGGACGGCGAGGCGTTGGCCGGGGTGTGGGGCGTGGCGCCTGACGCGGTGACGTCCTTGTAGGTGGCGGCATAGCCGAACTGTGCGGCGATAATTTCAAGCTGAGTCAGGGATGCCTTGGCGATGGCTTGCTGCTCTTGTAACGCCGTGACGACAGGGTTGGCGCCGACGCCGATTACGTTGCCGGAGATTGAGCCAGGTATGGTCGGGCTGTCCTTTGGAACGGTCGTCGGGGTCTTAATCTTTGCGGCTTCTTCCTCTTTCTTGGTGCGGTCGGCGGCCTCCTTCTGCTTGCGCTGGGTGTCTTCCCATTGCGCCGCGGCCTTGCCTTCTGGCGACTGGGACCAGATGTCGAAGGCACGTTTCTGCACGTCTTCCTGCTTCGACATATTGGTCGTGAACAGGGGGTTGATGAGATAGTTGCCAAGGTTTTCGCTGATCAGTTCCCTGCGTAGTTTCCTGCCTTCCTCGGTCTGCGTAAGGAATTGTTTGGTCACTTCAGCTCGTCCGGCCTTCGCGGATTCACTTTCCCTTTCCCGCTCCTGGCGTTCCTTGAAGAAAGCGGCCATGCGCTTTTCGTGAGATGAGACGAACATGCTGTCGCCCTTGGCCATCAGGTCCAAACCTTCCTGAGCCTTGCGCCTAGCATCTTCGATGGCTCCGCTGATGGCACTAATCGCGCCCTGAATGAGGACCATCGGGGCCGCGAAGCCTAGGAAGATGTCTTTGAAGCTAGTCGAAAACTTCTTCTGGATGTCCTCGACCTGCTTGGAGAAAGAGACGGTGGCGGACTTGGCCTTGTCCATCGCCTGGGGGACGTCGGAGGTCGTCTTGATGTTGACTGTCAGGTCTTGGGCCATGTCAGGGGGTGCTTTCCTTTGCAGGATTGGAAGCAGCCGCCGCGGCTGCCTCTTTGTCTTTGGCTTCCTCTTCGGCCATGAAGGCTTCTTCCTCGGGCGACATGATCGCCACGTCGGCACCCTTGCGGATAGCCAGGGCGGAGTTGAGCCAGATGGCCTGACACTCCGGCATCTCCCAAGCCCGCTGCTCGGTGATGCCATTGGCAATCAGGTTGGCCACGATGGACAGCGGCCAAGGCACCCCTTTGTCACCGCCCCCTGACTTGGTCTTGGTCTGCTCCCAGAACTTCGGCCAGTCTTGGACCAGAATGTATTCCGCGAAGGCTTTAAGCAGGCGCTCAAAGCGTATCGAATTGCGGTTAAGGACAAGGATGCGGATTCGGTCCCGCCAGCCGATGTCGCCCAAGGGCTCTTCGGCGCACACTTGGCAGGCGAAGATTAGGTCCGCAGGGGTGATGCCGCGGGAGCCGGTGACGAGCGGGGAGTCAAAGGCCATCAGCCGCACCCGATACTTGAGGCACCAGGGGTAAAGAGTTCGACCCAGAAACCCTTTGAGGGGAGCCGGGTCGACGTAGGCGTTGAGGAAGCGTCGGTCCACTATCCTCTAGACTGCCCCCTTTTCGGGGGTGTCAATTACGCGTAGGAGATGCCTTCGTAATCAATCGCCGTGATCGTGACAGCGGTAAAGCCCTTGTTCGAGCCCTTGTCGTCAATCTTGGTGATGGTGCCGACAAAGGACGCTGAGGCAGTGCCAGAGGGATAGGCCGAAGCCGTATTGACCGTAAAGGAGAGCGTGGCCCCGAGGATGGGCATGGTCGAGGTCTTGGCGATGCCTTCGATGGTGATCTCGCTCTTGCGGTCATCGAGGCGGTGCGTCTTGGTCAGGCCAGCCTCATCGACCACCGTGGCCTCGGCATTGAAGGAGGACGAGAGGCTGTAGGACTGCACGAACAAATTGGTGACAGTACCCGCGATTGCGTAGATGCAGCTAGTTCCGTTTGAGATGGCGGCCATTTGTAATTGCAGGCTTTGGAATTGGCTTAGGCGGGCAGGACGACCAGCACGTCAAACGAGAAGGAAGTCGCCCAGGAGCGCTCGTCGATGCCCTCGTCTTCGGACTGCATCGTGACGTCGTAACAGGCCGCGTCGGTCGAGGTGACGAAGGCCGCCTTGATGGAGGTCAGGTCGCGCATATTGCCGGACAGGGCGGCGCAGCGGGCGCGGTGATCGGCGAGGGTCGTGTCGTCGGCGTTCGAGAAGAGGGTGATGCGGACCGAGCAGCTGAAGTTGCCTTCGCCCTCGGGGAGGTCGGCAGGGCTACGGGCCGACTCGCAAAGGACCACGGCCTTGGGCAGGGTCTGGGTCGCGGCGCTGTCGCCCGTTAGGAAGGCCACGGAGGTCAGCCCGGTCTGGGTGGAGAGGTAGGTGGCCAAGGTGGCCTCCACGATATGCCTAATGCTCTTCGTACCCATTGTACCTTTGCCCGCTTTGGGAGGTTAGACCTTATTCCTGCGCTTCATGCGCTCGATGTAGCCTTTGAGGTCGCTGGCCATCTGGGTCTCGCGGTTAGCCAAGGCAAGGTTGAGGGCGTTGGCCTCGCTGGCAATGGAGTTCACATTGCCCATAAGGTTGCCGATGGTGATCATGTATTCCTTGCCAGTCTCGACGACGCGGGAGTAGCCGCCAGCCCCAGCGTGCCGGGCGATATAAGTCGCCTTGCGAAGGTCGGCGCCGAAGTTCCTAGGGCCGTTCTTGCCCGATGGCATCGGCAGGGTAAGCAGAGCTCGTAGCCAGCCAGCCTTTACGCGACCTACCTCGACCTGGCGCGTTTTCACATAGTCATCCAATGCCTTCTTGCTTTCGACGAGCTGACGAGGCTGGCCGATGCGCTGCCCCCTTTTAATGCGTCCGCCGAACTTGCCCTTGATGGCGTTATGCTCGGCCTTGAGGTCTGTCACGGTGTCGAAGCCGTAAGTGTTAGACTTAGTGGGGACGCGGTTGAGGTAGTTCTTGGCCTTGAGGAAAGCCCGGGTGTGGTCTGGGTCGTTGAGTATCTTCGTCATGATCGGCGAGATGCTCAGGGACTGGATGCTGGACTTGCGGACAATCTTGTCGAAGGTCGCACGGTTGTTTGTCTTGGCCGCGTGGGACAAGCTGCGGAAGACTGCGGCCTTCTGGCTGTTCGGATTGCGGTCGCCGATAGCGATGAACATCTTGCGCGTGTCCCCGGCGATGGCTTCATTGCCAGCCGTCTCAGCCTTCTTGGTCAGGCCGCCGCCGCCGCCCTTGACTAGGGGCGGAGTGAAGCGGGCCAAGTCTTCGCAGATTAGGGCTGCCTGCTTCTTGGCCGTGTCCTTCTCAGCCATGCCAGTCTCAGCTGAGAGGCGCTTAAGCATAGACATGAAGTCGGCCATAGACTTCGGGTTAACGGAGACCGTCACCATGGCCTTACTGGTTATCGTCGATAACCAACAGCGTGATCCATGCCGACCCGGGCTTGTAGGTCTGGGTCGTGATGCGGACGGTCTTCCCGCCGGCCACAATCTTCTTCCCCTGGGCAAGGGAGGCGATGGGGGCACCCGAGGACAGTAGGGCCGCCGATGCCCCCGTAGACCCGTCTGGCTGGCTCCAGGAGGCCGTTACAGCGGGGAGCCTGACCGTATACTGGGTCCGCTCCATATACCCCCCTGCTTCGAGCACGGTCGAGACGGCGGGGTCGGAGATGAGGCAGGAGAAGGTGATGGCCCCAGAGTTGGCCGACCCGGCCACGCCGAAGTCCGCCACCATCTCTTTGGCGTCGTTGAGAAACTCGGTTCCGTAGAGGCTCATCCTATACTTGCCCGGATTGGTAGGGGGCACAAAAAAGGCCCCCATTTCTGGGAGCCTCGTTTAAGCCTGTTGGGCTGATTAGGCCGTGGTGAGGCGGTTGAGCGAGGTCGCGCGACCGACAGCGGCACCGAAGAGCAGCGTGGCGGTGACGTTGTAGTAACCGCTCTGCTCCTGGCCCATGAGGACCTGGACGCCGAGGCCGGTGTCGGCGTCGACAGCGTTGGCGACTTCGAAGCCCGGGATTTCGGACATCGGGAGGGCCGAGGCGACAGCGATGGCGTCAGCGCCGCACGAGAAGCCAGCGAGGCTTTCCGAGTTGGCAGGGAGGCTGTTCCACTGGTAGACCGAGGCGCCAGCGAGGGTGCCGATCTGGCCGGAGGTCAGGATGCCGGCACCGAGGACGGAGTTGCCGATGATGGTGGCGTCGGCGAGAAGGCCGTTAGCGTAGGTCGGGTTCAGGATGAACGCGCGGGGCTCAGCGGCCTTGGCGGCGTCGAGCACGCCCTTGGAGGTGACGACTTCAGCGTAGGTCAGCGCGGCGCCGGTGTTCGTGCCAGAAGCGAAGTTCGCGACGGTGATGAGCGCGCCGATTTCAGCCAGGCACTTTTCAGCGAGGGCGTTGGCGGCGGTCGGGACGAAGGCGTTCGAGAGGAACTGGGCGCCATACATCTTGACGTCGAGGGGCGAGAAGCGGCTCGACACCTTGAAGTGCTTGAGGGTGACGTTGGCGGCGGTGATCGTCGCGTCGTCCTGGGTGAGGTAGCCGCCGGTCGAGAACTCGGTGGCGGTGGAGGTGCCGATCAGCGGAACCTGGACCGTCTTGCCAGCGCCGGATTCGGCAGCGGTGAAGACGGACGAGAAGGCGCGGAGGGCCGGGAGCTTGCCCTTGAGGGAAGCGATGACGCTTTCAGCGAGGATGCTGGGAGCGACTGCGATGGAGTTAGCCATGATGTGTTAGGATAGGGTGAGGGTTGAGGGAAATTAGATGCAGGCCTTGATGATGGCGTGCTTATGAGCGGCGAAGTATTCGTTGCGCTCTTTGGAGCCGACGGGCAGGGACATGAAGGTCGCAAGGTGGTCGACGGCTTCGGCGGTGGGCTTGCCATCCGCAGGGCTGAGTTCGACCGGGGAGACGCCGACGGAGGCCACGATCTTGGCGGCTTCCTTGGAGGCGCTGACCTTGCTGGCTTCGTGTTCGGCGACGAGGGCCTTGAAGGACTCGGACTCCTTGACGGCCACTTCGAGGGCGGCGGTCAGTTCGGCGAGCTTGGCGTCCTTGGACGCGGCTTCGACCTTGAGGCTTTCGAGTTCGGCAGAGACGCCGACCGTCATCTTCTCGACAGTGGTGCGGAGGTCGTCGCGTTCGGCGGTAAGGCCAGAGACGGCGGCGGTGGCGGCGAGCAGCTGTTCTTCGATGGTCATCTTAGATTTGCGGTTAATGGAATTAGAACGAACGCAGGGCGTCGTTGAAAGAGTCGGCCAAGCCCGTCACCAAGCCCTGGGCGGCGGCTTGCTTGCCGGAGAAGACCTGGCCTTCCATGGCCTCGGCCTTCACCATCTTGCGCTTCATGTTCACGGCTTCCTTGAACTCGGCGTGGATCGTGTCGACGCCATCCTGAAGGTTGCTCATCTGGCCTTCGTCGAGGGACGTGCCTTCGATGCCAGCGCCCTTGAACTTGCCGGACTTGATGACGACCATTTTAATACCGGCCATCTTAGCGGCTTCTGAGTAGTCAGGGATGGCCATGTAGACGCCGATGCTTCCGACCGTGGAGGACGGGCTGGCGACGACGCGGTCAGCAGCCGAACCAATCCAATAGGCGGCGGAGGCCATTTCTGAGTCGGTGTAGGCGAGGGTAGGCTTGCCGAAGGAGCGGACCTTGTTGGCGAGCTCTTCGACGCCGGTGACCGTGCCACCAGGGGAGGAGATTTGCAGGGCGACCTTTTCGACCTCCGGGCTGGCGGCGAACGCGTCCAGAGCCTCGGAGATTTCGTTCACGTCCACGGCGCCCATCATCTTCTCGAGCGGGGACAGGCCCTTGCCGATCACGCCGACGACCGGGATGATGCCGATGCCATCGACGACGTATGGCTTGGGGGC